CCATAGCAAATTCGTCTGTGTTAGCGCCAACTCCAAAATCTTGCATATTGCCACTGCTGGAAGTAATTGTTGGCAATTTCACCATTTCGGTAGTCACGTTACTTGTTGCGGTAACAGTCGGCACGGCCTCACTTACGGTTGTCGTGATAGCTGGGACTACGCTACTATTAGCAGGCGTCACGGTGCTTGTTGCGGTTGTTGTGGCACTAGCGGCTGTCACAACAGTGCTGATAGCATTGTGGACTGATACTGGCACAGTAACAACTGGAGCACTTACGTTGATAATTGGAGATGAAACAGTAACCACGGGCGCAGAGACATCAACATTTATTACTGGACCACCAACACTTACAGATGGGGCACGTTGATTTTCTAACAATGCCTTAATCCACATCAACGTAGATACTACGCGAGTTTCGGAATTAAAGTTGCTAAGACTGCTAGCGTCAACTCTTGTAGCTACATAGCCAAGCCCTGTTGAAAGCATTTTTGCGTTGTCATTGGCGGCAGCAATTTGAGATGCAGAACCAGTTTCGCTAGTCGACGAAGCCAAGAGGTCAGCAGCACTCCATAAACGATTTGATGCGTCACGCATGGCATTTGCAGCCACTTCAGTTTGCATCCGCACTTCCGCAATCTTCAAGTCATAAAGCGCGGCAATTTTAGTAAAGGCGTCCGTAACTGCCGCAATCTTGGCATCAGCACTATCAGTGACTGTAGCTACAGCTTCAGCCATCTTTTTAGCTTCTTCTTCGCGCAATTCACGATAAGTTTGTTGCAACTCACCAGCGCGTTTTGTCATCTGCTCATCATAGGCAGCAATCCGTTTTTCAGTAGCGTTCTGCACTTCCTTAATAGCAGCTTGGGCTTTGTCATAAGCGGCCACAATCTCAGGCATAGCACTAGCACGCAAATCAATTTCTGCTTCAAGTGCTTGTTCAAGACCAACCATAGCTTCAGCGGCTTCGCGGATGCCCGTCTTTTTAATTTCTTCAATATATTGGCTAAGACCAGCCGCCTCTATCGCTTCTCGCACAGCAGTAAGATTAGAGCGTGCGTCATCAACCTTGCTGATAGCTTGCGCCAGCGTGTCAGTTGACTCAGTAAGGTCAATAATTGAGCCAATTTGTTGAGTAATTAGTTGCTTCTGGACTTCAGCAATCGCTGATGCTTTATCCGCGCTCAGTAAGGCGGTAACAGCATTGGCAAATGTTACATTGGATGCAGCCGCTTCACGCGAAACGCCCAGCAACTCAGTCAAAACATCAAACTGCTTTTCAAGCTTTTCTAATTGCAATTCAGCAACGCTGGCTTGTTCGTTTGCATAAAGTGCGGCCTCTTGCGTCAGGGCATTTACTGCCAGAAGCTGACGCAACATATCTGTGCGTGACGTTGCTGTCGCCGCTATGACATCAGTAAGTTGCGCCCCCGCGCTAGGAATTGCTTCTAGGGCGCTGCGTGAGCCTCCACGCGCAGCATCTACTAGATTGATGAAGCCTTGACGGGCTTGCTCCAACTTTGAGCTAGGGCCAATAAGTTCACCAAATATGCCGCTAGCAAAGCTACGGATGCTTTCGCCAAGCGCACGGAAATTGCTAGCCGCATCGCCAAACACTTCAGCCTCACGAGCATAAGCCTGTTGAACAGCCGTTACTGCGGCAGCACGCGCCCCAATAATAGCATCCAGTTTAGACATTTCAGCACTATAAATTTTGCGAAGGTTTTCTTCAGCATCAGAAGCTTCCTTAGCCAGCCTACCGACTGCGCCGCGCAATGTATCAATCGCGCTTTCTTGTTGCTGTTTGATAGCCTCCATTTGGTCTGTGAAGCTGGACAATGCTTCATCAAAGCTTTGCACCTTAGCAGAGCCTTCACCAAAAGTTTTCATAAGCTCGCCAAATTGAGGAGCAAGCGCCACTAACGCTCCGTATAGACGCTGGCCTTCCTCAGTAGCAGTATCAATGCCACCAATTAGGTCACGGAAGCCTGTAATGCTTTCAGGTAGTTTAACGCCAAGACGGTCGAATTCACGCCCAAGCTGCTTTGTTAGGGCCGCGCTACGCTCCGCTTCACTCAGGAAGTTTTCAAAGATAAAGGAAAGGCCTTCATTTAGTTTGTCAGCCCCGCCAGCGCCAGCCAGCATAAACGTAGTCAGCCGCTCTGCCTTGCCGCCAATAGCTTCTATTGCGTCTTGCGTGCTACGCAATGCAACCACAAGCTCATAAAGGTCACGCGCAGCGCCATCAGCGTTAGTGATAATTTCAGCAAACCCACCAGCAACACCAATACTTGCATCTTTAAGCGTTACGGATTGACGTATAATTTCAGCGCCAACATCACCCTGCTTGTTTAAAATCTCTGTGTAAGCAATGGCTTGCACGCCAAGTTGCGAAAGCAAATAAGATGCTTCCTCTACACCAGAAGAAACGCGCACTACGGTTTCAAAATAACCTTCGCCCACTTTTTGAAAGTCATCTAGGCCGGCAATGGCTGCGCGTGCCATGCTGTCAGCGGCAGCACTAAAAACAGCCGTCAACTTTTCTTGTATCTCTTGGCCCGTTAAGCCAGTTAAGTTAATTTGCCCTATGTTGACAACAAAACCATCAAGTCGCGTTTCAATTTCGTCCAAAGCCAAGCCTAACGGATTAGCAGATGCAGTAATGGCATCATAAAAGCCATCCAGAATTAGGGTAAATTGACGATTAACTTCTTCACTAGCTGCCGTTGTTTGAGTGCTGTATCTCGTGCTAGTAGTAATGCCGAAAAATTTACGCTTAGTTTGAACATTAGTAAAGTTTTGCGCTTCAAAGCCACCTTCTAAAATTTCACGCATTGTTTGGGCAACGCCTGAGATACCTTGTCCGATAATAGATGTTTTTGAACCGAAAAGCGCATTTACTACTGAACCAACAGCACTTAACAAGCCGCCAAAAACGCTTCCCAACACAGGTATTTTGCTTATCAAACCGCCGAGCGTTTTGTTAATATCGCCAATTCCACTAGTGCCAGTTTTAACATTAGCACCGCTTGCTGTTATATCGCCAGTGCGAACCAACAAGCCAGCCAAGCCGCCAATGTTAGCTTCAATGCTACGCAAACTTGCCGCCATTTGACCGGAATAGCGCATTGTAAGCTTGTCTATTTCAGCAAGGCGCTGAATACTATTGGTTAAGCTTTCGGACTGCGCTGAAGTATCTCCAAAAACCGTGCCAGTGCCAGTATTGTATTTAGGCGGAGCCTTACTGCCACCACCGCTAAAGCCAAACGCCGCCATTACGCCGACCATTGCCGCAACAGCAGCAAAACCCAATGGGCCAAGCGATGCAAACATAGATGCAGCACCTTCAGCTATTTTGACAGGAATACGCGCAGCGGCTCCAGCTAAGGTTATTCCCGTTTTAGCTCCTTCAGCAGCGGCGGTCACAGCGGTTTCAGTTGCAGAGCCAGCTACTACCGCAGCCGTTGTCCCTGTAATCAAGCCGATTTTGACGGCAGCACTTTTAGCAGCCATAACCAGTTCAAACAAACGGAACGCCTTTTCAGCGGCCTCCATAGCTTTGTAGCCGCCCGTGCCTTCTTTAAAGAAGCCCTTGGCTGCACTTACAAGGTTCGCGTATTGATTAATCTGCAAACGCGCATTGCGCTGTTGAAGCGCCGCACGCTTGGCTTCATCCATTGAGGCATCAGCCATAGCGTCATTATATTTTTCTTGACGGTCAAGCATCTGGTCAAAGGCGCTGACAACGCCACCCATAGCCTTGCCCATGTTACCGAATATGGCTTCAAAGTTAATGTCAACTTTAAGGCTATTAAATGCCTCTAACGCCTGCTTATATTCATCAGCGGCTTTTTTAGCATCTTCATCAGTTTTCTTTTTATCTTCTATTGCCTTCATAGATGCAATAAGAACCGCACCGTTGGCAATGATTGCATCGCGGAATGGGCCAGCAGCCGCTGTCGCAGCGTTTTGATTTATTTCTAGTTGCTTTAATTCAATCGCAGTTTTGCCAATAGCTTCTGCTTCTAATTTATAGCCGTCAGCAATTTCTTTCGCGTCATATTCCGCTTGCTTTTCAGCGTTTGCAGCACCAGCGGCCCTGATTTTTCTTGCATAATCGTCGTAGCCTTTTCCAGCAGCTTCTAATGCAATTTGCTCTACCTCAAAAGCCTTTAGCTCTTGCTGGGTCATACCAATCTTTAAGCCTTCAAGCTGTAAATCAGTCAAGGCGTCACGATACTTTTCAAGCGGGTCAACAGCTTTTTTCGCAGCATTACCAGTTGCGGCAATGCCAGCAGCGGCAGCGGCGGCTGGAACAACCACTTTTGCCGCAGCATCTGCTTGCTGCTTAAGAACGTCTGCTTCTTTTATGCCGATATTTAAGGCATCTAATCTCGCTCGTTTTTCAGCAAGGTCAGGCGTAACATATTCAATTGTTTTGCCTTGCCCAACTGCTTGCGCTTGATTTCGTTCCCTAATCAACCTTATGTCGCGTTCAAGTAAACGCTTTTGGATTTCCATTTTGCCACGTTCTTGCGCCCAATCAACTGACCTTGCTTGTGCTAATGCTTTTAGGGAAGCAATATGCCCATTGGTTTCTTCACGGGCGCGTGACTGCGCTGTGGCAAGCGAATATATCGCCCCAACCAATGCGCCAATAGCAACCACAGCCAATCCAAAGCCAGACGAAGCAAGCGCGGCTTGCAATCCTTTAATGCCAACACCAGCCAATGCGCTTGCTGTTGTTGTCGCACCAAGAGCAATGTTAAGCGCGACCATTTGCGTAACATACGCCACAATAGCTTGCACGCCCAATGCAGCTCGGAATGCAAGAAAAGCAGCGGCCATTCCAGCAACAGCAACCATAGTAACTTCAATAGCGCGTAAAATTGAATTTAAATTATTCGTTAAATAAACAACCGCATTGCTTGCAGCATTTAACGCCTGCGAAAATACATTGGTTGCCCCAGCATTGCCCAAAGTAACATAAAAATTATCAATATTATCCCTTAGGTTAGACAACTGACCATTAAGGGTTTTCATCTGCTCATCCATCGCACCAGCGAATTTGGTGTTGCCGATGTTGATGAGGTATTGCTGAATTTCTTCCGAGTTTTTCCTGACGGTAGTTGCAATACCCTGAAAGGTAAACGTCACCGTGTCCTTTTGCTGCTTGGCCTTGATACCAAATTCTTTAAGGCGCTCAAATTCCATTGTTGAAGCATCAGCGACCGCTTCAATCATTTGGTTCAAGCCCTTGCCCATTGACGCAGCCGTGTTGCCGTATGAACGCAACGATGCCATGCTTGGGTCAAGACCAAGATTTTTAAGCTTTAAAAATGCTTCTACAGTTTGGTTTAATTGATAAGGAGTTTCTGCTGCAAACTTGCGTATTTCGTTAAATGCTGCCGTCGCTGCCGCACTACTGCCTGTAGCAACTTTTAAAGAAGCATTTAATGATTGAAATTCAGCGTTTGCCCTAGCTACGTCAGCAGCAAGACCAAGAATACCAACAGCAGCAAGAGCGCCGCCAAAAAGTTTTGCTGCACTAGAAAGCTTGCTGGCAGCACGTTCCGCGCCATCAGATGCACGCGACAAATTATTTAAATCGCTAATGGCGGATTTAACTTCGCGGCTGTCAATTGAAATTCTGAGGTTAGCTAAATCTGCCACGCGCAATATCCTATGAAGCCCGATGCGTTATCGCTTAATTAGGCTCATAGCACAAGTATATCATCTTGTCTTGGTATTGATGCGATTACTCCAATCAGACATCGCATTAGATATTTTTTCGCGCATTTCATCGGTCAGCATTTTAGTATCAGACCAAGGCGCTGGCGTATTTGGTTCAGAGCTAGCAGATAGCATCGCGGCGTATTCATGCGATAAGCGCCTGACAGTTTGTGCTTCCCAAGGGGTTAATTGCACATTTTGATTTGACATCCATGCAGCCAAATCAATCTCATCTATCCCAATACTTCCACCCATGCCCATAGGCTTGGCGGGGCCAACCTCGAATAATATTTCGATAAGGTAAGCCCCACCAATTAAGGATGGCATTGCATTTGATTTTGTTTCCCGTCTAGGGCGCTTGGCCTTAGACGGGATTGTATTGAGCCACGCTGATTGCTTGACCCATAGCGTAAGTCGTTCAACTATTTCATTGAAAGAAATTAGCGCGTGATGCGACAAACTCCTGCGCTTGTTCTTTAATCCACGCCCATTCGCTGTAAACTTTACGGAGGTTTTCAGGAGTTGCTGGCAATTCCTTGCCATCAAGCATAAAGCCACTCCAGCCAGTAGTAAGCTTTACCAAATCGTCGATGCTATCTTCGCCCATCTTTTCAGCGTCAAGCTCTACAGCCCTTTTGCCTTTAGAAATACGGGCCAAAGCCGCCTGTTGCTTGGAAAGCTGAATTTTACGGTAAACCGCGCTGTCTTGTCCAAGAAGCGTAATGGTCATGCCTTCAATCACATCCTCTGTTTCAGGGTGACGAAGTTCAAGCAAAGCGCCATCGTCTGCTTTTACAGGCTTTAGATTATTTAAATCCATTAGAAACTATCCCTCTAAATATCCGGCTTTTGTCTTGGGTAGGCAAGCCGGATAGTGATTTGCCTACCCAAGTTCTTCTAGCGTTTTAGCTAATTAGACTTTGATAATCGAGTTGTCAATTTCAAGCGTAACTTCTGCCATCGTGATAGCATCAGCATTACCAACATTGACCTTGTAGGACATAACTTGCGCGGTGAAATACTGAATTTCGCCGTTCACAAGAACAACCTTAACCGATACGGCGGCATCTGTGCCAGCAGCAGCTTCAGCAGCATCCTGCAGAACGGTTTGACCAGTATCCGCATCAGATACAGCCATCGTCAAAGCTACGGAACCGTAGTTGAGCGAACCACGGCGCTTGGCGACAATGCCAGTGGCGAGTGGTGTATGCGTAGCAAGCGCAGCTTCAGCACCGAACGAAGGCAATTCAGCCAATTCGCCGCAAGCCGAGAACGTAAGCGCACCAAAGCCAGCCGCATCATAAGTTGCAGGTGCAGTGGTCGAAACGGAAACAACAGTGCCGACCGAGGAAACAATATCAGACATTTAAAATACTCCAATTGCAAGTGGTTTGAGTGTTATAGCATTTTTTTTATTACAAAGTAAGCCTATCTTAACTGTCTTGTAATATCGTTGATAGTAACGCGCACCATCCCAGCAGGGGCTTGGCTTGACCATTGGTCGAATTCAAGTCGATAAATATAGGGCAGATTGTTTGTAATCCACAAAACATTGCCTGTTGCTTTAGATATTGCGCCTAACGAGCTAGCAATAGTCGCAGAACCATTTGCATCAGTGGACTCTGTTGTGTTTTCGGTTGGGCTACCAATACTTGTGAACCAGTTAGCCCTAGCGCGGCCCGTGTCTACAGGCGTTTTAAGCACTATGCCCGTAACTAAATCCAAACATATTTTACGCACTTCAGCATCAGCCGTCTTACTGGCCTTATCAATAAATTTGCTTACGTCTAATTTAAAGCTGCTCATGAGAACGAACGATACGCAATGCTGACAGGAATGACAAATCTATCGCCAGATATAAATGCAGCCGATTGCGAAACGCTTTGGATAGTCACTGTGACGCTTTGGTAAGTCAACCTAGCGCCACGTTGAAACGCAGCGGCAACAGTATCAGCAACAGCCCTGCCAGCGCCCTTGCCAGCGTCCATAGGCGCATAGACAAGCACTTGGTATATGCCACCCAGTTCATCGCTTGAACCTGTAGCAATGCCGATAGGAATGGTTGCGCCTTGCAACAAGCTTTCAGACACATAGATTTGTCCAGCAACAGGCGTAAATTTGCTGTTCTCCCAATGGGTCGGCAAGTTTAGCGTGTTTAGTTTTGTTGCTAATGCAGCGGCTATTTTTGAATTACTCATCCAAAGGCTCCACAATTTGCATATCTATTGCCACTTTTTTGCCGTCATCCAGCTTGATGATATAGGCAATCACATTGTTATGAGCATCATATAGAACGCTATCCATAATGCCGGAGTCCCATTGCGATGGGAAAAATACGCGCTTGCCTGTAGGTATCATCAGTTAGCCCTTATCTGGCAAATATAAATGACATCTTCACCAGTGAGGCGAATAGGCTGCACATTCATAATGCGATATGTTGTGCTATCAACCAATGCCAAGCAACCTACATCTGGCGGAGTGCTTATCAGTTCAAGGATTAAACGTATATCACCAGCCTTGATGCTTGTGCCGTCTACGTCCTTTTTTTGATAAAGTGCTGGATACCCTTTGCCCGTTATCGTCGTGCTAGTGTTTGTTCCAATCACTGCGCCTGTTATTGGGTCTGTCCCGCCATAGACAGGAAAGATGATGGACACCGCTTCGCCATATTTAGCAAGCAGCCGTGATGCTGTTTGCGCTTGGCTATTCATGTGCGGATAACTCTTGTTACACTAAAGCCGCTTTCGGATGAGGATAAAAGATAGGGCGTAAGTATCCGATTGACCAGTGGATAACGCTGCGTTGGGTCGGAATAATCTTGGTATTCAACCTCAATTACGTCAATCTTTTCGCGCTTTACCTTTTGGCCTTGGTCAGCAATCAGCGTATCACCAGCCGCAGCTCGTAGCGCCATCTCTACGCAAGCATTTACAACCTGTGGCGGCACAACATTGCTGGCGTAATTAAAGCCATCCACGACCACGTTATAACGCGGCCATGACAATGCTTGCGTTTCGCTAACGCGATTGCCTTTCCATGCGGCGCGATACGTTGCCTCTAGATAATCCGTTGCCTTGACCAATGATTGCTCTTTGATTGTT